GTGGAATCAGTGTCAGAAAAAAGTGAGCCCCGTCTCATTTTCTCCATAATGAACTCATCCGGCAATTTATCACGCTTGGAAAAGTTACATTTGCGACAAGCAGCTACAAGGTTGTCATCCACATCTGTACCACCTTTGGCCACTGGGATGATGTGATCGACTGTGTCTGCATCCATGCCGCACCAATAGCATTCACGCCCATCTCGATTGAGTATCCTCAAGCGTATCTTCTTCCACTGTGCGCTGTTGCTCTTACGCTGTGAGTGTAGGCTCATCAATACCATCCCTTACGCTCATGGAATGCCCATGCCTTGCATGGTGTTTGATAACGATTTGTGATGTATTTGATGGTCTGATCAATCTGACGATATGGATCAAGATTGCGATACCACTGGGATCTCATCTGACCAAGCCCAAAGTGTGAGCCATTGCGAGCTTTGGGATCCCATCGAGATTCTTTGTGAATGATCTTGGCAAAGCAATTAAACTGCTTCCAATCAATAATCCTTGAATGAGCATATAGACGATATTGATCGGCTTGTGTAGCTGCGTGTACGGGTTGCATCTGTAAGACAACCGAGCCTAGCAATAGGCAAAGAGCTCCCCGAACCGCCTGTCTCCTTAGCGAGCTATACGGCTCCAGCCGCTCGCTTGCAGAGCAGGACGGTAGCGGCACTGTCAAGGATGAGTCAAATATGTGGATAAGTTGAGCGCGTCTCCTGCGTGTCGTCCACAGGTTATCCACAGGTCACATCCTCATGGTCGAACATCAGATCAGTCAAGACGAAAGCTGTGTCCATGATTTTTGTGCCTTCGACTTCAATCAATTCGCCGCAATTGCATTGATAGGACATCTTGACAATTGTCATTTATCGCCACCCCAGCCTCGACCCTTGAAATGCACCGGATTGGCACTGTAGATCCTTGCCATCGGGATTGTGCAGCCATCGCAATAAGGTGCTCGATCGAGCTGATCCGTGATTGGTCTTTTAATTGTCTTTGTATTGCCGCATACCTCGCAGCGATAATCATATTCAGGCACTTGCGTCGCTCCTTGCCATAACGCCCATGACGCCACATCCCAAGCATTGCACAAGCACCATGCCATCACCAAGCTTCACTTCATCCATTTTGACGCCGTGATTGGTGATCTTCTTTTCGACCCTACATTGAAAACGCAGCATCTCCATGACTGGATCTCCTCAAATTCTCGATCGGATGAAGATTGTATTGCTCCACCCAAAATGTCGGATTGTCGCGTCTGCGCCATCTTTGATCTTTGGCGATTGACACTGGAATCCATCCTCGGATCTCATAGACAGGCGATTTCCCCGTAACCAGCACAGCGATGTCTGAATTGCGATCACTCTCACCAATGATGAGCGCACCGGATTCGTATTTTGTCCATTTGACCTCAATGCGAGATCCAACATCAGCTTGTGTCTTGAATGTGTTGACAGTTGGCTTGAAATCCTTGTTTCCAAAGTATCGAGCCACCACAATTTCAGCGCAGATCGACTCAGCCAATTGGCAGACATATTCATGAAATGACAGATTTTTGTCGTACCTCGATGAATGATCTGGACGGCCGTTGATCTCTTTGATTCGTAGCAAAGCGATCTCAATTGATTGAATCATGTCATCAAATGACACTTTCATTTTCATTTGCACAGCTCGCAATACCACAGCTCAGGCGATCCCATCACAAAGTCATATCGACCGCCATCAAATCGCTTGAATGTTTCACATCTATCGCACCATTCGATTTTAGGTGGATCGACTTGATCTTTGAGCACTGAGCCATCGGCCATGAATCGTGTGCGCTCGCCATCAGCAATGCGGATCATCTCCATGTCGCCCATCAGCTTTGCACCATCCATTTTCCATCAGCTGTCAATGTGTACCAAATTGGCAGACATTGATTGGCCTTGCTCTTCTCGATGCAGACATGTCCGCGATATGCCTTGCCCGTCTTTGGGCTTGTGCCTTCTTTGAGTAGGCGATGGCCATGCTTGCACTGTGGAGCTTCTTGAATAAGCTCACCGCCAAGCTGCGCGGCGATCTCCTCGATTGTGCTGCCAGCTGTAGCAAATCCGTCCTCAGCAAATGGCTTTGACCACGGATCATCTTCGATCTTGTTCACAAATGCCGCTGGCATAGTCTCGACTTGCTCCATGTTTTGCTTTGTCGGCCTTGTCTCAGATCCAAGCAATAATCCGGCACAGCGTCCGATTGCCGATGTGACTGTATCTTCAACGAACCACCGCTTCATCGATGGATTGTAAGATTCAACGCGTCCGAAAGCGTAATCAATCGCGCTTGGCTTTTCATCCTCATATTCACGATAGATCCGGCATTCAATGAGGATATATCCGGCTTGAGCATTGAAATCGACGATCGATGTCTCAACGCGATTTGATGGGAAAGTAGCGTGCAGCCTTTTGATGCGAGCGGCTACATCTTCATAATTATCCAAGAATCCGGCCATCACTTAACCGCCTTAGTCTTGCCCAATGCCATGCCTACAGATCGGCCGTGATGGTATCCGACCGACTTGCCATCCCTGTATCCCATCGAATACAAAAGTGTGGAGATTGCTAGCTGTGCGAGTACCGCAAAGCCAATGATTTGTTCAATTGCCATGATGCTCCCGATCTAGGGTAGCAATTTGCTCCCTGCGATAAGGATGTGGCAGATCACCGACATCGTCAAGAATCCCGTGTGTCTTTCGGCGTGTCATCGGTTGATTTGGGCTTGTCTTTCAATCCATTCGATGCCAAGACTGATCCAAGCGCACCCGTGAGAAATATCGTCAGCGTTGAAAGTAGCTCAATAAATGCTCGATCATTGGGAGCTTGATCCCCAAGCGGCTGAGTCACAAAGATCAACGCGTACAGCATTCCAGCGACTGAAAATGCAAATGTGAGTGCTAGGCAGACGCCAATGAATACGATGAGCCGAGCTTTGAGCTGCTCATTTGTCAGTCTTCGATGTGGTGAAGGCACTTGGATCCTCTCCATAAATGTCCTCAGTACAGACTCCGAGAGCTTTACATTGCGGCGGATTGCACTCAGGCTTTTCCCAGTTCTCAAATTCTTGGCACTCATAGCGTGTCCATCCCTGATAAGCACATGACGACAGCCCCAGCGAAAGCGATAACCCCAGAGCTGCCGTCAGTACTTTCCGAGTCACTTCCCCAATAACCCGAAAGCTTGATCCTTTGGATTGAGCCAGCGCAAGATCACCGGAGCGACAGCGGCTGCCCCTGCCATTGCCAATGTCTTTGGATCTGTCTCGCCTGCCATGTATAGCGCGAGCGCAGCTGCAAGAAATGATCTCGCCCAGCTTGCTGCGACTGCTTTCATTTGCTCCATTTTTTCTCCTTCTTTGGCTTTTCTGCCTTTGTTGGTGATGGCATTTCTACCTTTGGAAATTCGCCCTTGTAAGGCACATATTTTGGACGGCCAAAGCCGACCACTTCTTTGCCGATTGTGCGCTGCTTGACCATGACCATGCCGCCATTGCGTTGATCGCCTGTGCCGGATGTGTTGCCTTCGATCGTCGTCACTGTCTTGCCATCAATGGCGACCACGATGCCGATGTGGCTGATGCGATCGACGCCGTCATGTGGAAAGTCCATGAATGCAAGATCGCCAATTGCAGGCACTTCATGCCAGCGACCGATCTCCTTAAACTTATGAGCTCCGACAGCTGTGCTGACTACTGAATGCACCTTGACGCCAGCTTGTGCCAGCACCCAATTGCAAAATGAGCCGCACCACGGCAATCCATTGGCCTTTGTAAATTCACCAAATTTGGTGATGTTCTCCGGTGTCTCGACATAACCGATCTCACCTTTGGCAATTTCAATTGCGTGTGCAGCTGTGGCCTTTGGATAGGTCATGACAATAGAATCTTTGCTTCCTCGGCTGTGATGCCTAAACGCTCCAATAATGCGATTTTAGCTTGAGTCTTTGCGGCTTCAAGTTCTACCTCATCGACCACATGTGCTTCTCGCGCTTGGATTACTTCAATTTCGTCAGGTGTTGCATTCCTGATTTCATCATCAATTTGGATTTGATATGTCATGTCGTCTCCTTAGGAATTCTGATAGCCGTAAACGCGAATTGTTCCGCCAGTTAATGTTCCAGATGCAGGTGTCAGCGTAAATGCTGTGTAAGAAGTAGCATCATCCAATACGCCACCGCCAACAGCCCATAATTGACCATCTTCAGCAGAAGAAATTCGCCATTGAGCGGTAGTTCTTTTTGTGTTAAATGGATTTTTTAATTCAATTTCACCATCAATTGACTTTGTAGTACCTCGAGCGGCTCTTGGGAAATTTGCTGCTCCATTGCTGGCTTCGCCTGTAACGGTTGTTCCTGTGTAAAGCACATAAAGACCACCATATTTGTAACCGCTGCTCGCTGAGCCTAAAGTCAATGCAATGTTGGCATCGGCAGATCCAACGCCACCGCTGACAAGAATCAAGTAATTGTCATAAGTTGAACTAAATGCGCTTGTAACAGTAACTGATGAAACCGCTGTTCCTATTGTCTGAGATTTCACAAGTGTCAAGCCACTGCCCAATGTTGTCCAAGCAAGGCCAGTTGCAGCTGTTGAATCCGCCGTCAATACTTGGCCATTTGTACCGACTGCCAAGCGTGCTGGGGTGTCTGCAGCTGTCGCAGCGATGAGGTCACCCTTAGCGTCCACGATTGCATTTTGGATTGCATTGGCGTCGTCTGATGTGACCCAAGTGAAATCCATGTCAGCATTGGACGCTTTTGACAAGACTTGACCAGTCGTGCCACCTTCAAGATCGGCCATCGATGTGTCGATGGATTGGCCAAGTGTTCGGATCGCAGCTGCGCCATCCTTGACCAAATCGGTATCGTCTGGGGTCTCCCAGCCAAAATTGGTAGTCGTTGCCATGTTTTCTCCTTATGCCACCACAGTGGCTTCATTCCAGTCAAGTGTATTTGATAGGGAATTCCATGTTTCGGCGACACTCACGCCATTCCATCGAACCGCCTGCAAGCTGTACGCTGTAGGTGAGACAGTGAGTGTGATTGCCAGCCCGTTATATGACGCGCTAAATGTCCAGCCTTCGACAAAGCCCTGAAAGCGTCCATTGCCAATGTTGGCAGGCAGATCAGTGATGTCGATTGGTAAGCCCATGAACACATTGAGCAAAGCATCTCGATCACTGTCATCGATTTCGGGATTGCCTAGCGGAAAAGTAATTGACCGAAATTGCGCTTGTGGATTGGCTCGAATTCCCAAATAGAAATCGGCCTGATCTGATGCGTCTGCGCCCTTTTCCAAAGTGGTCTGAATTGATTGCGCTTGGTAGCCATAAATGGCAATCGATGCAAGATCCTCGGCCGATACTTGCTGATTGTTCTTGTACCGGATTGTCACAGCATTGCGGATGTCGCCCGATTTCAATGATGTCTTGATGCCACTGGCGAGCGCAGTATTGCCCGAGACGACTGTGTATCCATTGGTGGTCAAATAAGTATTCCGATGCGTACTGTCTGCATAAAAAATGCGACCTTGATTATCCTCGCCAATATAGCCCAGCCCTGAATTGGCCAAAGCTGCCACCAGCGAATACACATCGGTCACATCGGCAGATCGCTCGGTGAGCTCATAATCACCTGGGCGATCGATCTCGCCAAGTCCTGAATTTTCAGCATTTGCCCATGTGGTCGTCGGATTGTAGCCAGCCCAAGTTGATGCCGCTGGCACTTCATTCCATGTGTTAAATAGCAAACCAGAGAGGATTGTGTAAATCTGATCGCCATCGAAATCCTTCGAGAGCACGCCTTCGGTGAGCGATTTTGGCAGTTTGGACAAAGCCCCGAGCGCAATGATTTTCATATTTTGCACAAGGCCGCCAGTACCGGATGACTTGACTTCAAGATCAAGATCGGTGACATAGCCGCCAAAGACATTGACAAATGTGCCTGTCGAATCTTTGACTTTGATGCTGACTTGATCATTGAGCTGCATGGTCACTGGCGTATCGTCAAAATTTAAGATCGTGAAACTGGCATATCCTGCAGTGGCTTGGCTGTAAATATCCGTGCGCCCCGATGTGATCGAGACATCGGCTAGCGTAAGGCTCGCATAATCATTTGAGCCATTGACTGTGAGTGACCATTCGGGTGTCCAAATTGTCATGACTGAAAATTCAGAGCTCCGAGAGTGCCACGGCTAAAAGATCGATTGAGTACATCGACGATGGTGCGAGCTGTACCTTCGGCATCGATCGCGCCATTGACTGTGACATTGATTGTCGAGCCACCGCCACCGCCGCCGTTTGGGATGATCGTGCCGGATGTATTTGGGACAAATAATTCTGGGCCGCGCTCGCCGACGACATAGCTTGTGCCGGATGAGACTGGGCCACCATTGGCACGACCACCGCCGAAGACATTGTCGATTGCTCCACCGATCGCTTGTGTGACTGGATTGTTCTTGATGAAATTCACAATCGCTTTGATGGCATTGAATGCCTTGTTCACGACATCGACCAGATTGGCAAAAAGATCAATGACAAAGCTGATAGCTCCGCCAAGATTTTCAAATGCTTGGCCTAGTATTTTTCCAATTACCGGAGCAATGACATCACGCACAAATGTGGCAATGACCTTGAATAAAGCCAAGAGCGGCTTCAGTTTCTCCTCATTTTCCGCAATCTTGCCAGCAACCTTCTCAAATGCTGATCGCAAGCCATTGATGATCGGTGTGAGTAGAGATCCAATTGCAGGGATCACAAATTCAGTGATGAATTGCCAAATGGCCTTGAATGTCGGGATGACATAATCGCGGATGTATCCGGTCAATGCCTGAAAGATTGGTGTGAGCTTTGGCCCGAGTTCCTCAGCCAATTTCTGCACAGCTGGGATGACATTATTGACAAAGCCGCTGACCATTGGCGTGATGGCATCGAGCACAAATGCGCCGACTGTCTCTTTGCCTTCGGCAAATGCGACCTGCAGCCGCTGCATCTTGCCTTGAAATGTATCGGCTTGCTGTGCGGCTTGACCGCCAAATGTTTCGGCAAGCTTTGCCGTGATCTGCTCCATCGACATAGTCTTGAGCTCGGCAGCTGATAATCCGATCCCTAGTTTGGCAAGTGATCCGGCATTGCCTTCTTGAGCTTTGGCCATTGCATTTGTTACAGCTTCAAGTGATTTGCCTGATCCAGCTGCGACATCGATGGCGATGGCCTGCAATTTAAGAGCTGCATCCGCGTCATTTGTAGCTCGCACAAATCTTTCAAAGCTCGGACGCAATTCGTCGTCAGTCAGACCAGTCAGCAACGATGTCTTGGTAATCTGAGATTCGACGGCAGCAATTTGCTTTGTTGTGGCTCCGGTGACATTTGTGAGAGTGGTCGCAAGCTTGGCCTGTGCAGCTTCATCTTCGATCGCGGCTTTAACGCCATCAACCAAAAGCTTTCCAGCATAAGCCGCTGCAGCTACACCAGCGGCAGCAAATGCCGCGCCTGCTACCTTGCCAAAATTAGCGACCTTTTTGCCAAAGCCTTCGACTTCATCTGATGCGCCATTCGCGCCTTTGCGTAAACCATCGAGATCGGCATCGAAGGTGATCTTGACCTTTGGAATTGCCATCAGTCCATCCCTGCCTTCTTGACGACATCTTGAACCATCTGCGCATATTCACGCGCAATGATTGGCAAATAGTAATCCATTGCCGGATTGATCCAGTAGCCGCTTTTATTATAAGGAGCCTTGAATCTGTCAGAGTATGCGCGCCCAGTTCGATCGACGCCTCGATGTGATCCATATTCAGATCCCCAAAGCAATGCGCCAGCGGCAGCTTGGCCTTGCTTGACGACAGTGCCGCCTTTGCGCTTTTCGCCGCCGTACTTTCGGCCGACCTTCTTTGGGCCACCGACATCGACGCGAATCAATCGATCGCGCTTTGGAGCTAGTGATTCAGCGACTTTCTTGGCCACTGGCGTGCGAGACGCATTTGCAAACATCAACAATTGTCCGGCGAATCTTTGCGACAGTGGCAAAGCTCGATCTCGGATTTCTTGTTGCGATTCTTTCGGCAATGATCCAAGCAAGCGAAGAAGATTCTTGAATTCAACTGGCTCGACACTGATGGCGAGTGTGCCTTTACCTGCTTTGGCCGCCATGTTTCTCCTTCAGTATCTCGATCGCTGTCATGATCTGCTCCGCTGTTTGCCATTCACTCATCGGGATTTGTGTGGCAATTGCCAGCTCCACGATGGTGCGATTTAGGCTTCCAGCGGCGTAACTTTTGGGCTATCTGCCACCTCAGTCGTAATGTCCGAGACTGTCTCGATCCATGCTTCATAAGGCTTGACGGCCTTGCCAGCGGCTTCTCTTTTCATAGCGTGATACGCCAAGAAAAGCAGATCGGAAACGCCGATCTTTTCTGCAGCTTGCGTGATGGTGTGGCCTGTCTTGTTTTCCCATTTGCACCACTCCGGCGGAGCTGCCACATAAGTGGCAACCTCGCCAGATGTGTATTCGATTGTGATATTTGTTTTCATGCTCCCGATCTCCTTCTTAGCTAAATGTCTCGGTAGGTGTACCGACTACTTGAAATGATAGTGACACAGTCTGTGCATCCGGTGCTGAACCGCCGACAGATGGGAACACTGGCAAGACATTGCAAGTGAATACGGCTCCAGTTGCAGCTGTGAGTGATGCTGCCAATGTGGTGTTTGGTGCAGATTCGCATGCTGTCCAGAGTGATTCGCAAAGTGATCCTGCTGCGCCCCAGTCTGCAAGCATTTCGATCTCAAGTGTCCAAGAATCATCAATCGCCTTGTATGCGCGGCCGTCGAGTGTCTGATATGTCTCGATGGTGTGCTCATTTGTAAGCGTGACTGATGTTGCTTGTGCATCGTAGTTGACAGTCGCGATCGTCAATACTAGATCGCGTCCGGTGATGACGGTCGTTGGCATAGCTTGTCTCCTAGTTTGTTTGTGTGTATTGAGTGGATATTTCAATCTCGCAAGCGAGAATGTCGGACGCTCCGATTGAAATTGGCGTTGGATTAGACACAGAGCCGACTGTGTAACCTGACGGAATAACCGCCAGAATGCTCATGACTAGCTGCTCGATGTTGTCGAGCGCGGCGGCATTTGAGTACATTGCAACGCCGACAGTGATGACAAGATTGACTTTGACACGGGTTGATGTGCCGATGAGATTTGCTTCAAGATATGGCGATGCTGGAACGACTGCAGCGAATGGCACAATAGGCGATTCAGGCACTGAGTCGTATGTATTAGCTGCCACGCCTGCGATGGCTGTCTTGATTGCGCCTCGGACGCTTGTGGCGATGGTTGATGCAGGCATCAGCTCACCATCGATCGAGTATCGACCAAGTCACCGAGCAATCCGATGCAGCGATTTGTCAAGCTGCGCCCCATTCTGAATGGCGTTGGGCTGAAGTCCACGCCTTCGATCTGACCGCCTGCAGCTGTGCGGCTTTGGAATACTTCGACCGCTACTGCAAGGATTGCGCTTTCGACATTTGGATTGCCGATGTAATAAGTGGCCGCGCCGTAGCCGGATAAGGTTGCAGTGCCGTTCGGAATGATCTGACGGATCGAGACATCTGCATTTGTAAGCGCGGCCGTGAAATAAAGATCCTCAGCCTTTGTGACTGTAAATGTGGCAGTAAATGGCGCAGGCATCTTTGTGACGACGACTGATTGGCCGACTGCGAAAGTGTGTGGCTCCCGTGTGTAGAAATAAGCGACATTGCTCGCCAATTTGTACTCAGTGATGGCTGTGGTGTTCTGCACAAGGATTGGCAGGATCACGCCTTCGGCCGTGTCAATGATGTCGTCCAAATAGGCGTCATTGTAGAGAGATGAGCTCACGCCAAGAATTGATCTCAGCTGTGAGGCTGTAACGATTGCTGACATGAGCTCATCCCTTCTACTGCTCGGCCACCTCGGGAGCGAAATGGCCGATGGTTAATTGGTGGCGATTACGCCTTGTTATTCTTGAACGCGCCTGCGCCGATCTTGGTTGCAATTGCGCCGTAGCCGTACATCATGATTGAGATTTGTCCGGTTGCGATGACATCTGCGCGCAACTGGAATGTTGGAGACTCATACCATGTGTATGCCTCAGGATTGACGATCAAGATCGATCCATCTGTGTCTGTGCCTGCAGCTGTATTTGCTGTGACATAAAGATCAAGTCCTGCAACATTGCCACGAATTGACTGTGGTGTCGCTTGACCGCCTGTGAAATTATTTGTGCCAGCGGCGACATTGTAAAGAGGTGCGCCGTTGTTGTTGAGTGTCATCAAATTTGACCACTGTGCTGTGTTCACAATCATATTGCGAGCAAAGCGCTGTGTGCCGTTATAGACAGATGCTGAACCGCGAGCAACAATTCCGAGCAATTCTGCAGCTGTTGGATATGTTGTGGTGGTTGTTGCATCAGCTGATGCGCCAGCGATCAATGCTGCATTCACTGCAGTATCTGTAACCTTTGCATACTGCGCGGCCATATTTCTCATGAGCTCGTCCACAAAGAGTGGAGAACTTCTGTCAAATAATTCTACAGAAAATGTCTGAGAGCCACTGTACTTTTTTACAGACACTGACAAGAACTCAGAATTTTGATCGACATCTGCAACTGTGCCACCTTCAGCTTCTTCTGTGACGCTAGGGAGCTGTGTGATCTTTGGGATCTCGAATGACATGCCAGCGTCAGGCAATGTGCCACGGCTGATTGCATCGATGTTGCTACGGGTTGCATTTGCAAGGCCGTTGATCACCGTGGTGAGCTGGCGTGTTGGCACGAGGCCTGCATTGTCTGTGGTGTCTGCTGCAGCTGCGACATAGGCGCGAGCTTCTTCAGATCCCATTGCTGCCTTGATTGTCATCTCAAGCTGCTTTGTAGCTGAGAAATCTAAGCGTGGCTTTGCTGTGAATACGCCAGTGGTGCTGGCGGCTGTGACTGACTGTGCGGCTTCAACCGTCTCTGTAACGGCTGCCGCGTCTGTGACGGTGTTTTCCACTTCGTCTCCTTCTGTTGTTGGTGTTGGTGTTGCATCCTCATCCGGTGTGGATTCGGAATCTTCATCGCCTTCTGTTGCTGCGACTTCTGCAACGCGAGCTGATCGCACTGCAGGCTCTGAGACAAGCGCAACGCCTGTGAGCTCAGCTTTGAGAACTTTCATGTAGCCCTTTTCTTGGACATAATCCTCGACGGCAAGCTCCACGCTAAATCCATCGCGCAGGCCATCCATTGCTTCAATGAGTGCATCATTGCCAGCTTGTGTGGTGCTGATCTTGAATGTCGCATTAATCGCGCTATCGCCGTCCATTGACATTTCCATGCTCTTGCCAATTCTGCGTGTGCGATCGTGCTCTAGGTTAAGAAATACCGGAGCTGGATCGATTGAGCCTTTAGCAAATACGACTTTGCCTGTGCTCGCATTTGCAGGCTCATCAAATGCAACGATGCGGCCTGAGATCGTGCGCGATTCTGAATCGGCTGCAGTGATCGTGATTGGTGTTGTTAGCTTCATCCGATGATGTCCTCTTCTTCTCTGATTTCTTCAATTGTCATTGCGCCAATGCGATTCAGGATTTCGTACACTTGCGCTCTTTCGAGTGGATTGCCGCGCAAGAAATCGTCCAAATCAAAACGCACATATTCTGAGGCTGGGGTGAAATCCGTAAGTGAGAGCCTCTGTTCAATGATTGTGAGGATCGGACGAATTGAGAAATCGATGAGATCGCGTCGCTGATTGACAGCGTTTGAGTAAGTAGTGCTCGATGGATCAGCTGATGCGAACCATGCCGGTAATCCGATCGCTCTGCAAAGCTCCAAAGCCAAATACTGTCTCGCTTCATTCATCTGCAATTGCTTCGGATCGAATCCGACAGTCTCTAGCGATACATCTGCATTGAGCACTGTGACTGACTTTGATGTGCGATTTAAGAATGTTTCTTTGAGAGCTTGCAGTCTTTCTTTTGGCAGATTTGTGCCATTTGTTTTGACGACCATTTGTGGCGCAGGATTCAATGCGAAATCGTAAGCTGCGCGCTCCAAAGCGTGTGCGGCTCTTACTGTGCGGCCTGCGCGATTAAGCAATCCTTCTTGCATGTTGCCAAAGACCACAAGCTGCTCAGGCGCAATTGTAATTCCATCTACTGTGTAGCTCTCGATCTGTGTGCCGTTGGCATTTGTAAAGACGCCGACGCGCTCTGGCGCAACGCGCTCCATCGCTTGAATTCTGCCCGTGTCTGCATACCGCTGTGTGACGACTGCATACGCGGCAGGCCTGAAAAGCAAATCCTCTGCAATCCATGCCCAAAATTCTGCGCCTGTGATTCGTGGATCAGGCTGATTGATCACGCGAGCTGATGAGACTGTCTCTCTTGTGGATTTGTTCTTTGTCTCCAATGGCAGTGATGCCACAGTGGAGCAAATGATTCCGCGAGCGCGTGCAATTACTGGCACGCCCATTGCCTCAGATCGAGATGCTGATTGAATGCCGCCGAAATATGGCGCACCGATTGAATCGAGTGAATTGACCGGAGCCAAAGACGCATCGACGATGTTATCAATCGGCTTGGCTGCAGTGAATCGATCAAATAATCCCATGCGCCAATTTTGCCCCAGCGTTACAATCAAAAGACCATGATGTCAAGATCCGTCTCTTGGCGTGTCGCGAAATGCGTGACCAGCGCACATGCAACCGTCGCGCAGACAGTGCTCTGTGATGCCCGTCGTCCGATAGTCCATCCACCATCCCCAAATTTCAATTTGGCCGCTGACAAGACTTGCTTCGTCAATTCGGGTTGATTGATGTGTCTGAGTCTCTTTGATGTGACCGCTCCTAAGAATTCATCGCACGCTTGCCCATAAAGCGCGCCATCGATGTCCATGATAGGGATTCCAGCTGGCACAAGTCTTGATGCCACAGCTGATGATGTGCGCTTGCTAAATGCGACCACCTCGACTGGCATTGATTGATAGTAATCGGCCACATCATTTGCAATGGCCTTGTCATCGAGCGAGATTGGATTGTGCCATGTGTGCAGTAGCTTGACGACGAATTGATCATCATCGATTCGCTGAGCTGCGACCAATGCGGCGTCGCGTCTATCCGGTGAACAGTCCAGCCCTAGCCAGACAGTTTTCTCCAAGTCTAAATCTAAATCATCGGTTGCACATTCTGCCCATTCACCTGCAGGAATCGCCGAATCGATCGTCTGTACCCAGCGGCACAAGACTTCGGTGCGGACGACATCTGGCGGATCATTCATGACAGCTCTCAAGTTGTCGATGTGGACAGTGTGACCAAGCGCAGGATTTGCCATCGCCGCTCCTGCCCAGAATTTAGGGGAATCGTCAATCAAGTCATAATCGCTAGACCATTCAAAATATCCAATGTCATCGGCCGCACCGGACGCGGCAGCCAAGCCACGCTCTCGCAGTTGATTGAGCACCAAGCTGTGTTGATCGCCAGCATTGCTATAGCTCCACAGCTGAGGATTCTCGGCAGCCATCATCGTGTATCGCAGGGATGCCCATGTGGATTCATCCTTGAGCTCTCGCGTCTCATCAATGTGGACGGTTGATGGCTTTGAGATACCACGCGCAGCTGATGCGCCAGCCTTGACCATGTACCGATTGCCGGACAAAGTCTCGATCTCCTCAGATCCATGAGCCCAGCGGATGCGCTTGACTTGCTTTGCCAGCCCGTCATTGCTCTCGATCGCCTGCACAAGATCGCGAAATGTCTCCAGCGATGTAGTCAATCGATGAGCTGTGCCGATTTGCAGACCTTGATTCCACTCAAATAATCCCATGAGGATTCTTTGCTTCATGAATGTCGTCTTTCCTTGTTGTCTCGCTACGACCAATTGGACGAGAGGATTCAGCCATCTCCCGTCAGGCTTGACACGGTGCGACTCAATCGCGAGCCATTCTTGCCACGGCAGCAACGGGAATCCGATCGAATTGCTAAAATCAATGAGCTCTTGACCCTTGCTGGGTAAATCTGAGCGTAGTTTTGAGTGTATTCGGGGAATCGGATTGCCATAAAGCGTCTCAGGCATGGTCTCTACAAGCCCTGTGAGCCGATCTGAGCCATCTTGAACCAGTCTGAGCCTTCTTGTGCCTTCTTGATCCATTTCAATGCCTTCTTGAGTCGTTTGGTGGTGAATTAAAACCTCGGAGGATGGGTTGGGTGGAATCAGTCTCAGAAAAAAGACTACCCCGTCTCATTTTCTCCATGATGAACTCATCCGGCAATTTATCACGCTTGCTAAAATTGCATTTGCGACAAGCTGCCACAAGGTTGTCATCCACATCTGTGCCACCTTTGGCCACTGGAATG